GATGCCCACTCCACTCCGGCTCACTGTTCTGTGGATCGAAGCAGATGGGAATGGCGGAGATGCTGTCACTCAGGACTTCACGCTCATCGATGTTGGACAGGGTGGTATTGCCACCCTTGTCGGTGCCGTAGTTCGGCTCCTCGCACTTCCAGATGTTCCCACCCATCTCGAAGGGCGGACGATTGGGAACCGGGGCGCCGTCGTTGTAATCGAAACCGGCTTCCGGAGTGAATGGGGTAGTCACTTGCCCTTCACCTTCTTCAGGTTGGGGTTCTTCTTCTTGGCCTTGGCGGAAGCCTTGCGGGCGCCCGCCGCTATGATGGCATTGGCGCGCTCCTTGGAGACGCCTTCCTTTTCCTGGACGGACTTGGATGCGGCCTTGAAGCCCATCCCCTTCTTCGCCTTCGCTGCCATGACTCTCCTATGGATAGGGTGTGAAGTTGGCAGCCGTGACGCCAACGTTGCCGTTGATCAGGTCGGTCCTATCCTGGTCGGACACGATCCAGATGTAGCCGCCCTTGTAGAAGCGCAGTCCTGCGTTACGGATGGCGTTCTCATCCGTGTACGACCAGAACCGCGCCGCTTGAAACACGTTCGGAGCGATCTCCCCGATGGAGATCCCTCGCTTCATTCTGAAGCGGTCAAGGGGCACCTCCCATGCGAGAGGTGCCTCCTCTACTGTATTCGGGTTGAAGTACCAGTTTGCCATCAGGCCATCCCCATGGTGAACCAGTTGACTCCATCGCAAATGAAGTGGGCCCATGCGGTAGGGCTTACCGCTGCACCCGGAATACCGTCGAGCTGACTCTGGGAAATGATGTTCACTCCGGAGGAAGAAGCGTTCACGACCCAAATGCGCCTACCGACCCTCGGTGTGGGAAGGTAGGCTCCAAGCAGTCCGGTATTTTTGTAGATCACGACATAATCCGAGTCCAGCATGAACTCCGCTCCGGCACCTCCTGTGTAAGTTCTCACCGTGTAGCTGGTGTTGTCCATGCCGGACATCGGATCTCCTGTCAGTAGCTCGCGGTGCTGTACCAGTTCGTACCATCGGTGACGATGATACAAGCGTGAACAGCCGAAGCCGCGAGGGTCTTGGTTGCAGCCGCATCGATCAGACCGGAGGCCGGAGTGATCGTAACAGCAAATGCAGCCGCATCCTTGTAGATGCGGAAGGTGCGCCCTGGCGGCATGGTGTTGGCCGCCGGAAGGGTGAGGTTCACCGCTCCGGTTGCACCGAGAACCAGGACGTCGTAGTCGGAAAGCAGAACCGGGCCGGTGACGGCGACGGTTCGGGTGGTCTCGCTGAGATTGTCGAAGCCACTCATGAGTTCTCCTTACACGCCGGTGTGGATGGACGAAGTCGTCTCCACACGAATGAGAGCTTCCTGACGATAGATGCTCCAACCGGCCACACCGTACCAACCGATGGGACGCTGACGCATCAGCTTGTCGACCACGGGGCCGACAACCACGTGGAACTCTTCGGCGAGAGCTTCCGCGAGAGCCTGCTGTCCGGCGAAGTACGACCGGAAGACACGCACGGTGTTACCACCCGCGCCACCGTCGACAGCCGTGTAGGCGCGAGGAGTCTCGATGAAGTAGGCACCCTCATACGCACCGATTTCACCGGCCCAGATGTTACCTGGAGCCGAGTAGTTGTGCGGGTCACGCCATGCGGCAGAACCGACTTCGGCGCGAAGGTCGTGAGAGACCTCCGGGTGGATACCACACCAGTACATCGAACCCTTGCGAGGCCACACCTTCTGTGTGCGCAGCTTGGCGACGGCAAGGCGCACGGCCTTGCTGGAGAAGGTGGAGACGTTGGTGATACCAACCAGGGTGCCACCATTGTAGGTGGGAGCCACGGTGGCCGGGTCACCGTTCTGCCGAATGACCTGAGTACCGGCGCGAAGGATGGTCTGCACAACCTCGTCAACGGAGTCGGCAAGGTTATACGCCACGATGTTCGCGATGGCGGGGTCTACATCGGAGAGCGAGAAGAGGTTCAGCTTCTTCGTCATGAGGACGGCGGCGCCGTACTCGTTGAGGGTGATCGGAACCGTGTTCGGGTTACCGATCGCAACCGCATCGGGGTCCACCTGCTCATTGAGGGTGGCCGTCTGGGTCGCCAAGTCCTGGTACAGTTCCAGGACGACGGAACTACCGGGCATAGCCTGCTGGGCCGGACGCTTGTCTGCGACGGAGCGGAAGAGCGGCTGCGAACGCAGCGCAAACTCCACCATCCGGTCGTAGGCGGTCTGGACCAGGTTGGCCATGGTTACGGTAGTAGTTGGCACGTTAGCCATGTATGACTACTCCTGTAGGTTTAGGAAAAGCGCGCCATGACTTCCATGAACTCTTCTTGAGTCTGGGCGGAAGTCAGTGCGCCCATTGCGTCGTTGAAGTTGGACGGCGGAACGCCATCCACACCCGCATTCAGCATGCGCATGTAATCCACCTGCTGATTTTCAGGCACCACAGATGCCGCCGGAACCTGAGTCTGAATCACGTTCGGGGTACCTGCGATCGGTTGCGGAGTACCATCCTGAGCGCTCGGGGTTGCAACCCCGCCAAACAGTGTGGCGTTCTCCTGGACCCACGCCTGAACGGCAGTGGGATCGGCTTCACCCGTGTAGAACTTTGCAGCCTGAGGGTTGAGGCCAGCGGATTCGAGGACGCTTCCGACCACGGTTGCACGATGGGCATTGCGAAGGGTGTTGACCTCTTCGCGCAGTTCCTTCATCGCAGCCTTGTCGGCCTTCAGTACATCTCGCAGCACCTTGATGGTGTTGTTGGGGTTGCCATCGGTGTTGCCGAGGATTTCATCCAGATCGGCGTCATTCGAGTTCCAGTCGGTCATGCCAAACTCCCATTTTCTTTTCATGAGTAATCGCACACCAGGTCATTCCGCTGGGGGACGGAATGACGAGCTTGCACTACCGGTCAAGATACGCTCCCTCGGGGCCGGTCGATCCGGGGAGGAGTCATCGCAACGGGATTCGAACCCGCATCCACTACCGTGACAAGGTAGGGCTTTGTCCTGTTAAGCTATACGACGTTTGGTGCCATGACAAGGAATCGAACCTTGCGTGCCGGAAGGCCAGAGCTTTACAGGCTCCGATGTCCCCAGGACTCATGGCGTTGCAGGAGCGGGATTCGAACCCGCGACTTTCGGCTTATGAGGCCGCTGTGCTACCGCTGCACCATCCTGCGTCGAGCACGGAGTGAGAGAATCGAACTCCCATGCACGGTGTTGGAGACCGCTGCTCTACCGTTGAGCTAACTCCATTTGCGCCTGCACCCCTTACGGGGCTGGACTCACATACCCACTCTGCTCATTTAACAGACGCCTGCATACAGGTGGGCGAGTCTGGATGGAGGGAATCGAACCCTCTCCACCTGTTCCCAAAACAGGTGCGCTGCCAGTACGCTACATCCGGATGGCCTTTCGGCCTTTGTTATCGCTGCCCGCCGACACCGGCGAGGCCAGCCTTTGCACCACCGACAGCACCGCCGAATGCGGCGCGCTCCTGTGATGCGAGCTTCTTCCTTTTCTCTCCGGCAACACCGGACTGGCCGAAGATCTCGGCTTCGGCAGTCTCTTGGTCGTAGAAGTCACCGTAGATGGAACCAAGCTTCGTGGCTTCGGGGAGGAAGCCTGCGATCTGACCGTACCCCTGCTTGGCTTGATCCGAGGTGACACCCTGCTTGGCCCACTCCATGGACCTGGTGGGATCCATTTCAAGGCTGTTGCGCAGGGCGGCGGCACCGATCTGTGCTGCGTTCATCTGCTTGGTGATCAGTGGGATGGCCTTCTTCTCATCAAGAAACCAGGCCGTGATGGCTCCAGTGTCCACGCCCTGAGCCCTCAGTGCCTTGGTGAGAGACGGATCTGCGAACTCGGTTGCCTGGACTGCAAGGTCCACGCGAGTCTTCAGCTCGGTGGGACTTACGTCCACCGCGAGAAACCTGTTGAAGTCTTCCGGGGTATCGTAGAATCCGGAGGGAAGACCTGCATTCCTCATGATCTGACGGTATGCCTGCTCTGTGGCAAGGTACTCGTTTGGGGGAATGACAGGAAGACCGGCCTGCTTGCGAGCCTCATTGGCCGCGAACCGACGCTTGTACTCGTCGGTGCGCTGAAGCAGCATGGTGATGGTGTCCGAACCATAACCGTGCTGAACGTATTCGAG